ATACAGCCATCAGTGCTTACGGCAGAGTTTGGGCGGCTGACACGTCTACAGATAAAGGAACTATAGCGTTCTCTGACCTCTTGACCCCTCATATCTGGACGGGTGGGACTTCAGGGACTCTCAATCTTAGAAACATCTGGCCGATTGGCGGAGATGAAATCGTAGGTTTGGCCGCTCATAACAATCGATTGTTCATCTTCGGAAAGAGACAGACCCTCATCTACAAGGATGCAGATACTCCATCAAGCATGTCCCTTGAAGATTCTCTTGAGAACATCGGGTGTATTGCAAGGGACTCAATTCAGCCCACGGGAGAGGATGTCATCTTCCTGTCGGGGGATGGGGTTCGGTCTGTCCAAAGGACGATTCAAGAGAAGTCCGCCCCAATGCGGAATTTCAGCAAGAACGTCCATTCCGACATTCAAGGATACGCTGCACTGGAGACATTGGAGAACGTCAAAGCTGTTTATTCTCCGAGTAATTCGTTCTACTTGATTACCTTCCCTAGCTCTGCTGTGACCTACTGTTTTGACCTACGATCCCCACTTCAAGACGGATCGGCAAGAATCACCACATGGACAAATATTGACCCAAAAGCCTTCTGTGAAACACGGGACAAGATTCTCTACATTGGGAAAGCAGGGTATCTAGGAAGCCATGAAGGATATTATGACAACGGGGCAAACTACCGTATGTCCTACTTCACAACGTGGATTGACTTCGGAAACCCTATTCAGACTTCTATTCTCAAGAAGGTTATCCTGACGCTTATTGGGCTTTCAAATCAGACAGTTGTGTTCAAGTGGGCGTATGACTTCATGCAAACTTACTTCTCACAGACTTCCGTGCTTTCCGGGGTTTCAACTCCCGCTGAATATGGAACTGCTGAGTACGGATTGGCTGAATACGCCGGAAATGTGGCAATCAACACCCTAACAGTTAACGGATCAAGCGCCGGCAAGGTTCTCCAGTTCGGCGTTGAAGCACAAGTGGGCGGGTATAATTTATCCATCCAGAGAATTGATCTATATACCAAAAATGGACGCTTGCAATAGGAGAATATCTTGAGTGATTACATCGTTATTACGGACTACGCAGCAAAGGATGCTTTGCTCACAGGGAACCCAGCCAAATTGGTTAAGGGAACCGAGATAAAGGCCGACCTTGATGCTGTTGCTGTTGCTGTTGCTACCAAGTACGACTCGACCGATGTAGGGACTTCTATTCAAGCCTACGATGCGTTTCTAACGTCTATCGCAACGCTCGGAACCGCTGCTGACAAGATGATCTACACCACCGCAGCGAATACAGCGGCAGAGTCAGCTATTACTGCGGCAGGAAGGGCCATCTTGGACGACGCTACAGCAAGCGATCAGTTGACTACACTCGGGGTGTCGACATTTGCAAAAACCGTTCTTGATGACACTACCGCTGCTGCGGTACGCATCACTCTCGAACTCGAAGCCCCCCGCGCCGACATCGCATCCGCCACCACACTGAACCTTGATGCGACGACAACGCACTCCCTCAACGTCACCGGCACCACTGCAACAACTGCCATCACTCTAGCCGATGGAGCAACCCGAATCCTGCGCGCCAATGCCGCCTGGCCGATCACGCACGGTGCCAGTCTGATCTGTCCGGGTAGCGCGTCCTATACCTGCGCGGCGGGTGATTTGATCCTTGCCATCGGGGAACCGGCCGGGGTGGTACGGCTGGCGATATGGAAGGCGAACGGGACGGCTGTGGTGGTGGCGGCCAGTTCGGCGGCAGCTTCTAAAAACTACATCACCAACGGCAGCTTCGCGGTAAACCAAGTTGTTACTCCAACCACAACTGACAACAGTTATCCAATAGATGAATGGCGCCTCCTGCTTGGCGCGGCAAATGCGGCGACATTTGTTCAGGACACCGCCGACGTCCCAACAGGTGCGGGCTTCGCGGCGAAACTCATCGTGGGGTCTGGCAATAACAACAAGTTCGGCATTTGGCACCCCGTCGAGAACAAGGACATGCTTGATTTGCGTGGTGGGGTCTGTTCGCTGCGTGTGCCGCTCAAGGCCACGGCTGGCTTGACGGATGGGACCGGGAAGATTCGCATTGGCGTCATGGAGTGGACGGGAACAGCAGATGCGATTTCCGCCGACCCGATCAGTGCCTGGGGAGCGGAAGGTACAAATCCGACGCTGGCCGCCGGATGGGCATTTGTCAACACACCAGCTGCGATTTCGGTCACTACATCTTGGGCGGATTACACCGTCGAGAATGTTTCTATCGGTGCCAGCGCAACAAACCTTGCCGTCATGATCTGGGCGGATGACACTACCAGTACGCAGACGACCGACATCCTGCGCATTGGCGGGTACGTCACGCTGACGAAGGGCGCGACCGCAGCGGATGCGATGGTCGCTGCATTCCCTGACGAACTGGCTGCGTGCAAGCGGAAATTTGAAACGTCATTCCCGTATGGCACGGCCCCGGCGCAGAACGCAGGGGTCAACACGGGGCCGTGGATGTACTTGGCAGGTCGCGCCGGGACTACCAGTCAATACGGGCAAATCGAATTCAAGGTTGAAAAGCGGGTTGCGCCGACTGCGATGACGTTCTACAGCCCTGCCGCTGCGAGCGGCGAGGTCTACGACTTGATTGCAACGGCGTCGTGCAGCAGCACTCAGGTTATGACGGGGGGTGCGGCGACTACGAAGTGCGTACCGATCCAGTGTGCAGGAAATGCCTCGACTCTCGCGGGGTACGCGCTTGCTGTTCACTGGGCGGCCTACGCCCGGCTTTAGGAGATCAACATGGTCTATCAATTTACAACAGGCTGGCCGAAACGCTTGTCGGATGGGGCGTTTGTGAATCCAGAGTCTGATCCTGAGTATCTTGCATGGCGAGAGCTTGGCAACGTACCGCATCCTCCGGCGCCTGAACAGGTGGTAGAACAAGCCCGTGCCGCCGCCAAAGTTGCCAGAGCTTCCGCAGTGTCCGCGATCACCGTCACGGTCGGCGACAAAGTCTTCGACGGCGACGAAACCAGCCAGACCCGCATGGCGCGCGCCATCATCGGAATGCAGGCAGCCGGCGCGCCGACGATCAACTGGACGCTGGCGAACAACATCAGCGCGCCGGTAACGGTGGCGGAACTTACCGAGGCGCTGATTCTCGCCGGACAGGCACAGGCGGCGCTGTGGCCCATCGCATAAAACTCGTCCTGTATGAGTATTTCCACAACCTGTTCCTCGCTGTGGATCAACTCGTCAACACGATCATCGGTGGAGATCCGGATGAGACATTTTCTTCGCGGGTCGGGAAGTGCCAGCGCGGGGATCATGGCGAGGTCATCAGCATTCTGGCCTACCCGCTGGCGCTGGTCATCAATCTGCTGTTCATCTGGCAGGGCGGGAAGATGGATCACTGTCAGCGGTGCATCGAGGATGACGAGGGCGGGCGGGAGTTGGTGCTGAAGTCACAAGTTTTTTCAAATGGAGAATAAAAATGACTGAACCCCATTTCACCGCCGTGATGGGTGCCGCAAAACACGAAGGACTTTACTAACGCATCTGCCCAATATAGGGCGGGAAGGAACGAATCATGGTTGATCCATTGAGCAAGGAAGAATCGAAAGACGCGGTGAAAGAAGCTCTACATGAATGGCTGGATGAGAAGTATGCGACTTTCGGAAAGTGGTCACTTCATTCGTTTATTGCAATGGTAGTAGCTGCTGCGTGTTACTTCGTTCTTGCTGCAAATGGGTGGCACAAATGATCTTCCTCGCTGATTACTTCGGGCCGTGGGTTGATCATAAAGACGCTACCGAAGAAGTAAAGAAGAACGCCGAAGTCCTCTTGGAGAAAGTGGCAAATCTCCTAGATGAAGCCTTCCTGAACGATATTGACCTTGTAGACAACCCGGCAACGGGGACTCTCATATCCGGTAAAACCTACGGCGGATTCAGGCCACAAGACTGCCCGCAAGGTTCCCCAAACTCCTCCCACAAGGTAGGGCGCGGGGTTGATATTTACGACCCATTGAATGCCCTTGACAATTGGCTTACAGATGCTTTACTAGAGAAGTATGGCCTTTATCGGGAATCTCCTTTGGCTACAAAAGGATGGTGCCATCTTTCTGATCGTGCGCCTGGCTCTGGACGGAGAACATTTAGCCCATGAAACTAACGCAGCGTCATCTAGCAGGGATTTACTCTATGCTTGCTGCAATGCCTCCATTTGACCGATATAACCTACCTAGTGACGCTGTAATCCACTTCAAGGTAATACAGAAAGGGATGGCAAAGGGAACTTACGAACCAGACCCTTATACGATCACAATCAGCAGAAACCAGCACAAAGACTATCAGGACGTTGTTCATACCGTAGCGCATGAAATGACGCACTTAGCACTAGACAGGGTAGGATATGAGCATCATTCAAACCACGATGCGCAATTCAACAAGCTGGGCGCTGAAGTCTGCAACCTTTGGAACTGGAACTTCAAGGAGTTTTGATGATTGACGAAGGGCTGAAAGAGTGGGCTACACCCCGGCAGATTGAATATATCGACGCAATCAACAAAGCAGGGGGATGGAGGAAAGCCGCTAAAGCTCTTGGGATAAACAGTCATCAAGTTCTGATGACTTCAATCAAGAACATAAAAGCAAGGGCTGCTAAACAAGGGTATTCACCAAAGCATGACATGACGCATACCGTACCATCTCCTTTTGTCGTTAGGGGGACTTCTACCCTATATGATGAAGATGGGAAAGCAAAGCTCCAATGGGTCAAGACTCGGCTTGATGAGGAAAGAGTAGAACAAGCCATAAGAGAGGCGATAGACGCCCTCTCCCAAGACGTAATCAGGGTTAACCCTGTACAAAAACCGAAGAATGTAAGCCAATCTCTGGCGAATCTCTACACTCTTACAGATTGCCATGTAGGAATGAAGGCATGGGCCGCCGAATGTGGGGATGATTGGGATTTGACAATTGCAGAACAGGTACTGTCCGCTGCATTCGGACATTTGATTGACTCATGCCCACCCGCAAAGATCGGGATCGTTAACCAACTTGGGGATTTCCTCCACTTTGATAGCCTGGATTCCGTAACCCCTCAACACAGGAACTTGCTGGATTCCGATTCAAGATTCCCCAAGGTGGTATCTGTAGCCGTAAGAATACTAAGGCACATCATTAGTACGGCCCTAACCAAGCATGAACAGATTATCGTAGTGATTTCAGAGGGGAACCACGATATGGCATCAAGTGTCTGGTTGAGACATCTGTTCTCCCTGCTGTTCGAGAATGAGCCACGGGTTAAAGTTATAGACGAAGTTACCCCTTATTTTGCCCTTTCATTAGGTAATACCATGCTGGCTTTCCATCATGGGCATTTGTCAAAGAACACTGCCCTACCTATGCTATTCGCCGCAACCTATCCCAAAATGTGGGGGGAAACCACAAAACGGTACTGTCACACTGGACACAGGCATCATGTTGAGGAAAAAGAGCATAATGGAATGACGGTTATCCAACATCCGACAATCGCAGCTAGGGATGCATATGCAGCCCGTGGAGGGTGGATTGCTGACCGCGCAATGACGGCAATTACATACCATGAAAAGTATGGGCAGGTAGCTAGAACAACGGTAACACCAGAGATGCTTCAGTAATCGCCATTCGCAATTCGCAAATAGCGAATGTTCACGTAACGCGAACGTAGCAAAATTGAGAACAAATGAAGCAAAAATAGGAACACCATCCAAATATGGGCATGATCGTACCCAAATCGAGAACGAAGGCTATGACCGGCTTATTCAAGCAGAAAAGCAATCTATAGCCTGATTCTCATTTCAGGAAACAAGAAAATGACGCTACCTTACGAACGAAGCCATGCAGTAATCCAGATGGGCGATGCAGTCCAAGAACTGATCCCCTACGCCAAGTGTGAGGGGAAATTCATCCGAGTCCCCAAAGTCATCCTGGAAGCCGCTACAAGGGCTTTGAGGCACTATCCGACGACATATGACATAGAGAGAAGCGCGAACAAACTACCTGAGATATGGGGGGCGGTGAAATGACTACCTTACTGGAACACCATATCGAGAACCTGAGACTGAGGGAAGATGCCCCATTCCCATCAGAGATTACACACGGGGTAGCAGAGGTCAGGGAGATACGAGATGGTCTTACACTTGTCCGATGTGGCTGTCCTATTTGTCGTCGTGATGCCACTGATTGCGCTAATTGGCCTTATTTTGACGGAGAATCGGCGTGAAGGTGATATGGCTTTGGATAGAGCGAAAGAACTTCATTAGCGTTCACGCCTTCCTTCTGTATGCCACTACATGGATGACTTGGGAGGTAACTGTCCAAGCATGGAAGTACGCATTTACTACCAGCCTTACATCAGGACTTGAGGCCGCTGCTGTTATTGGCGCTGTAACGGTTCCATTCGCATCACTTCAAGCCGCTGCGTTCAAAATATACTCGGAGTCGAGAAAATGACCTTTTTACTGTCCAACTGGAAACTTGTTCTCATCGGACTGCTCATCATCGCTACAGGGTTGTTCTACAAGCTGTGGAGAGAAGAAGTACGCTCCTTCGCGGTATTCAAGGCGCAAGTTGAGACCTTGGGCAAGGCGGCGCAAGTCGAGAAAGAGCGGATCGAACGGGAACACTCAAAAATCACCAAGGAGATTAAAGATGCGATACAAAAGAAAGTTGCTGCTGCTCGTACCAATGCTGTTGCTAACTACATTGCCAGCTTGCCAGTCGATTCCGGTAGTTGTGGAGTGTCCGGTACTTCCAACAGTCCCGATGGAACTAATGCAGCCGGCGAAGAACGCATGGTTGCTTCAACAGGATTCATCCAAGACTGTGCACAAGACGCCGCTACGATAGGCCTGTGGCAGGAGTGGGCTAGTTGGGTTGGATTTCCAGTGAAGTAATCTCACATTCGTTTCATTCCGCACTTGAAGTCAATCCAGAATCGGATTCCGCCTTCCTTTACTTCATTTGTCCTACCAAGTATTTTCCAAGGAGGATATTTATGAATTCGGTTTCTGTTAATGTACGCCAGAACGAGTGTTGCATCTTGACGTTGCGAATTTCTAAATTGACGCATAGCTTTACCCTTTCATTGGGTAATCTTGCTTCCAAGCCAGCAGCGCCCATTCATCCCTACGTTCTGCAAGGTAGGCGACGTGTTCCGTACTTCTTCCGGTATTCCTTGCAAAATCACAATCCCACGCGGTAAGCCAGTGCATGATTCGGTAAAAGTATTTCATGTCCTAGCCTTCCAGTAGGTTATCCAGCGTTTCTCCTGCGCCTTGGTCATGTCGAGACTCTGTTTCTTCATCTCGCAAGGCTTGGCCTCCATCTGTTCTTCACCCATCCACTTACCAGCAAAGAAACAGGCAATAGACCAGCAGAGGATAAGAATCATGCGTTCAGCGAGTTCAGACGGTCGGAGTGGTTTCACTTCTAACCTCCACAAGTTGATAGGCATCTCGATAGGCTTTGTTTCTGGTAGCGATCTTGTTCCCTGCATCACATACCTTTTCAAACTCTCGCATGAGAGCGATCAGGGCCAGGCGGTAGGCTAGTTCGTTATTGGTCATTTGATGCCTGCCGCTTCTAGGTCTTCGGCAAGGTCTTCAAGCTTGCAATAAACATCGAACACCCCGATGAAGTTATTCGGTCTGAGCCTGAGTTGATCCTTGAATGATTGAGTGGTTACTTTAGTAGCGTGCCACGACCCATAGGAAGCAAAGACGGCAAGAGGGACGTCGGCACTCTCGATCTTGTCCATGAGCTTTTTAGCGGCTTGAAGTGTAATTTGGTTCATATTTCACCTTGCAGGGTTTGCCCGAGTTTTAGTAGGTCAAGCTGTTGATAAGATTACAAGTTACCTTGATTTGTGTCTAGGTTATGCAGCGATGGTGCTGTAGAACTTACGTTAGGTGACTCAAGCCACTCGATGCGCGGTGATTCTTTCCGCAGCGCGTAATACTCAACCTGCACCTTTGCGCTACCGATCATCTTCCCGGCCAAGTTGGCTAGTTCAGCGGCTTCACCTGGTTTTATTTCTCCCGCCTTCAATCTCTCGAAAGTCATGGCAAGTTCTGCCCGTAGTTCGTCACAGTTTTTCATTCAGTGCCCTTTTCAGTCTCATCAGTTCTCGGTGTGCATCAACCAGCGTTTGCGGTATCTCGCTGCCCTTGATCTTCAAGTGCTGCGCCAAGCATCGGCGCACAAAACAATCGTGTAGCGTGTCCCGATAGTGTTCGCGCAACTGCTTTGCTTTCGCCCTGCGTTCTGGTGTTGCTCTTAGTTCGCGCTGCTTTGCCATCACTTCCGGCTTCTTCATATAACGGCGGTTTGTTTCCTTGCGCTTGTCCGGGTGGCGTTCCAAATACTCGCGTTTCTTCTGTGCGGCTTTCTCTGGGTTCGCCAACTCTGCGGCCCGCGCCTTCGCAATCAAACGCTCTCGGTTCGCCATGTACCACTTCTTGTAGTCGTCCTTGTTCGCGTATGCCATTGCCGTCACCTAACACGTCGGTCAAGCGGACGGCGGAAAAGCACCGCCGCCGCTTACCTTGGCGTTATGCCCCATCATCATCTTCACCGGGCTTCATGAAAGTAACCCAATGCGTTTGCATTGCTTTCCCTGATTTATGCCCAAACAGAGGCGGGAACGGTGCTAATGGCAAAATCTCTTTGATAGGTATGCGGCACTCATTCCATTTGAATATGAAAGTTCCGTTTGGCTTCAGTACTCGAAAGCACTCTAAAAAACCGACACGCAACATCTCGCGCCAATCACCTTCTAACATTCCGTAGCGTTTAACTATGCGTCCCGTGTTTGCAGTCTGTGTTATATGTGGCGGATCCATCACCACAAGCCAAAATACTTCATCAGGGAATGGTAGATTTGTAAAATCCGCCAATTCGTCAGGGTCTATGACATCGGTACGATACCCGCTTGGATGGTCAAAAATATGAGTCTCTCTTCGCCTATCTACAAACATCGCTCTTTTGTCGGCCTTGTTGAACCACATTCCACGCGGCCCACAACACACATCCAAAACCGGAGGCAGGGGCATAACCCGGCGTTCGAGCGCACGGGTAACGGCGTGGTCGTTTTTCTCTTCGATCATAGTTTATCCTCGCGCCGTTCCCCGGCGCTCAACTCTACGTTAGCAGCCGGCCCAAACTTGCACCGGCAGCCAGTGTTACGCCAGTTCCTTGCCTTCAACGCCACGAACGATCCGCCGCGCCGATCGCACTTCAAGGTTGCACAACGCATCTTCCATGTGTTGGATGGCCCGCTTGTTCTCGTCGCACCCGAACTTGCTGTCGAGAAACTTCGTCCGGTGAATCAAGATCGCCAGCAACGCTTCGTTGGTCACGCCATTGACGCCGTTGTCGGCAACGCCGCCAATCTGAAATTCAACAGTCAGCATCTTCGGTCCGGCAAGGACTTGGTAGTGGTGGCCTTCGACGTTGGTGCCGTCGCTCAGGGAGGAAATGGCATTCACGGCAACGCCGTTGTGGTCGGTATGAATTCGCATCTGTGGTTCTCCAAAATCGCAGCGCCTTCAACGGGCGGGCTGCTAACCCGTCAATCAACCCGGACCGCTGGCGCGGCCGGTTATTTCTGCGTTGTGCGTCAATGCCTCAATGAGCCGGCACATTGCAATCTCTGAATGGTGTCGTCCCTTTACTGCTATCAGATTTCGTGCCGCCGCTTCGATGGCGCGAAGCCTGTCCAACTCTTTGGCGGTCGGGCTGCATGTCGCCTCAACCGCTGCTGCAAAGTCTTCGTCGGTCATGTTGTCGGTCACGATGTCATCGCCGTTTTCTTCGATTCGGTAAATTTCGGGGTAGCGAATCATGAATTCTTCCCGCATTTCTTTTAGAGCCTGCGCTCTTGCGCCATCAATATCTTCAGCCTTTACGCCGAACACTTCCTCATGCGGCCTATCCTCATCTCCGCCCTTAAAAAACACTCTCCACCATTTCATGCTGTTCTCCAAAATGTTGTCTAACCCTGCGTTCCAGCGGACGCTCCGCTGCGCTGCGCCCCGCTGAACTCCACGTTATCCCAAATAAGCATGACCAGATACACAACGGGCAATGTCAGAAGGGAATGTCGTTCTCGAAATCATTGAATCCACCAGAGGAAGGCTTATTATCATGCTGTTCCGGTTCCGCTGGTTCTTCCCGAGTTCCACCCTTCCCGCCAAGCATTTGCATCTTGTCTCCACGAATCTCGGTGGTATAGCGATCCTGGCCCTCCTTGTCTTTCCACTTTCGAGTGTGGATAGAACCTTCGATATAGACCAGTGACCCTTTTTTCAGATATTGCCCGCAGACTTCTGCGAGCTTTCCGAAAAAGCTGACGCGGTGCCATTCTGTCTGTTCCTTCTTTTCTCCACTCGCCTTGTCTTTCCATGATTCGGAAGTTGCAACAGAAATGTTGGCAATTGCGCTGCCGTCTGCTGTGTAGCGAATATCAGGGTCTTTGCCGAGCGATCCGACGATGATTGCTTTATTTACAGATGCCATGATTATGCTGCTCCTGATGTGTTATTGGTAGCAGCCGCTTTGACTGCTGCTTGATGTGCTGCCCTTCGTGCCTCGCCTTCTTTCTTCAGGGCCGATCGTGTTTTCGAGTTTGGTTGCAAAATGTTCCACAGGATTAGCTTTTGATCTGAATCGAGTTTCGCATCTTCCATCTTGCTGAAGGCGAGATTCACATTTCCAGCGACTTCAATATCTTCAACCAGCGAAGCGGCCAGTTCTTTCAGATATTCTTCATCTTCTGGATTTACAGGAATATCAGTGGTAGCCGCTTTGATCGGTACGTTCTTGTTAGCAGACTTCTTTGAAGCTGCGTTACCGTCATCATCTTCAGGAGCGATCCCACAAGCCGCCATGAGGCTATAGCGTCGAGCGTAGGTCAATGCCGAGCCATATCCCTGTGCGTCTTGTTTAGATGCTGGGACGTGCAATTTCCCGGCTGTAATCTGTTCGCCGGATTCATGGATGAACAAAGTTTCCACGATAACCCCATCAGGACACTCATGGGTTCCTTGCATCAGGAAAATACCACTTGTGTTAAGGGCGTCAATCACCGCTTCAACGCATCCAGCAAGATCAACATACTTTGACCGGAAATGCGGGTTAAGACTTTCCTTCAATGCCGGCGCAAAGTTACGCTGTGCATTAACCAATGCTGCTGCGATCTGTTTCATGCTTCTTCCTTGTAGAAGTTATCCGAATTCACCCCGGTTGCGTAGCACAACAAGAGAACCAAGTCTTTCGGCAGTCCAATCTGTTTAGCTTGTTCGATGGCATCCAGCAGGGCGAAGTGAAGTTCGGCCTCGGATTCCTGTTGCATTCTGGCGTTGTAATCAGCCTCATCCATGATGTGTTCCATGTCGAACGGTTCCATTATTTCTTTACCCCCTGGCATAGCCATTGACGAAGTTTGTGAGTGACTTCTGTTAGCGATACAGCTTCCGTTTTCTGAGACTTCTTACCATCAATCCTGATCCAGAACTTTTGCGAGAAAGGTATCCCTACGAGTTCTATTTTACGGGTAGCTTTGTCTTTGCGTTTAACGCTTATTCTTATGTCTGCCGGTATTGTAGGCACGTAATATTCTCCAAGTCAAGTTAATTTACAAATTTATTGCGTGATGTATATCACACGTTAGCAGGCAAAAGCATGTCGCCCTGCACCGCCGTATCGCCAGCGCCGACTTCTGTGAAAAACATGCAGTCCTGCTTTTGCGCTTCCTCAACTCGGCGGCAAGCCGTGTCAAAGTGCTTCCGGTCAATCTCAATCCCTATCGCCTTGCGCCGCTCAAGAACTGCCGCAACCAGTGTGCTGCCGCTCCCCATGAACGGGTCAAGAACAGTCTCGCCCATCGTGGTGCTGCTCTCGATCATCTGCGCCAGAATGTCCAGCGGCTTTTCTGTCGGGTGGAACTTCGCCCGCCCGCTGTGTGGGCGCAGGCTCCGCAACACGCTGCCACGGCGAAGCCTTGCGGCCAAAGAACCAAACCCCTTGTCGCGGTTCGCCTTGCTTATTTCGTGGATGGCGAACGTAATGCGCTCATGCTGCGGCCCCCACGGTATTTCGAGATTCCCAAGGCCAAACATTTCCTTGTCCCAAATCAGTTCAATCTCAGAGCAAAGCGCGTGCTTCGCAACGTCCAGCGGCCCAAAGACATAAACGTGCCTGCCGCGCCGCAAGACCTTCAGTGCCGCGTCAATGTACGGCGCAACATCAAACCCCTTGTGGTCGTTTTGCAGAACCTCATGCACTCCAGCGCGGCCAACAAACGCCACACCATAGGGCGGGTCGGTCAGCAGCATGTCGGCATCGCCCTTGTGCATGGTCGGCAGTATCTCCAAACAGTCGCCGTGCCAAAGTTCGCAATTCCCGATTGTCACTTTCTCAGCCATCATCATCCTTTCGTTTGCCTGCTAACACGTCGCTCAACCCGGACGCAGGCGATAAAGCCGCCCGCGCCGGTTAGCTAGGCGTTAGCGGTCATGTCCCGCACCCGAACAGCCCGGAGCAGGATTCCTCTTCGTCCTCAAAATCTCCACGGTCGCGGCCTTCTTTGGCCCAAACCATTACGCCGTGAATCCCCATCGCCCCGAACCGCTTGGCGCGAAACATCGGGCGTCCAATCTCAACCTCAAGATCATTCACCCGCTCAATCTCTCCGGGTGTCAGCCGGAGGAAGTCGCCACGGTTCGCGTTCACGCAAGGGCTACATTCCTTGCTTCGGTGCGGCAGTTTCTCAATCCCGGCCCGCTGCAAAAGCGCATCGCGCTCGGCTTCGGTGTGCAGGTACAGCGGGTGCCAGAGCGTCCGGCCTCCGTGGTACTCCGAGTTATAAACAAATTCCTGGGTGTTCGCTCTCGCTGGGCTTTCTTCGCGGCGTTTGCCTACCATCACCATTGCTTTGCAATCGGGGTCTGCCTCATCAATCCATTGCAGAAACGGCACGCCCTTTAAGTGCATGGTGCAAAACTGCTGCTTTCCGTTGCCGGGGAATCCGCGCTTCGTCCTCACCAGTTCAGGCATTCCAAGGCTCTTTAACTGCACAACCTCAAACCCCATCGCCTTTGCCGCCGTCTCGCCAGCGCCGACTTTTTGCCACCATCCCGGCGCAGCCCAGCCGGTGTCGCAGTAGGCCACCACCACATTCTTTAGCTCGCGCTCGTAGGCCCATCGAATCATCGCCATCGAGTCGTTGCCGTAGCTTGCTGAAATTACATAGTCCACTTCAGTCCCCCAATCTCGGCCCGTTGTACGGGAACAATTTTTGCCACTCGCTTACAGCATCAAGCGCTGTGCTCCACCAGCGGCTTTGTATCGGCAGGTCTTGTGTGTCCATCAGCAGGCACTCAAGCTCAAGCGCCAGCCTGTGTCCGGCCGCCTCCATGTCAGCCAGTCGGTCGGGCATCGGCTGCTCGCGGCGTCCATCATCTTCAAGTGTTCTTCTGCAAAAGAAATCCATCGTTCTCGCTCCTAAAAACCGCTAACCCGTCAGTGCAGGCGACCTGCCGCGATAAAGCCGCGTCAGTCGCCTGACTTTTTGCGTTAGCCCTCTTTCCCATCATGCCGCGTTCAGCCATGCCTGCTCGTATTCCTGCGGCTCCTCGCCCTGCATCAGCGGGTGCCCGTGGAACAGATACACGGCGCTGTCTTCGATGTCTTCGCGCCGCAGCATGTCGGCTACGGTCTCGCCATCCTTCTGTTCCGTGCGCCTCATTTTAGGCAGCGTCATGCGATGGCTCCCACTCATCCAAGAGTCGGTGTAAATCGCGGTGAATTTGTTGCTCATGTTCTTTCTCCTTGAAAGTCAGAATCCCCGTCAGACGTTTGCACTTGAGAACCGCCGCCGCTTCCGAGAATTCTTTTCTCCCGCCAGCTATCAAGCACTGGTTGTGCTGGTAGTTCGGGATGGCCCGAAGCAGCGATCCCTTACCGAGGAATTTCACCATGGCCTCCTGCGTTTCGTGAAAGCGCCCGGTGTCCATGTTCAGGTATCTGTACTCAATCCGTGCCGAGCCATCTAGCCCGTCGTCCAACGCGGACATGCCGCTCGATGTTTCGTTGTTGCTCTGTGTGTCATTCATGGTTCTGCTCCTTTGTGGCGTCCGTGGGCGGCACGCCAGTTAACTTCACGTTATCCCTCATCGTGCATCCTTCGACCGTTCGCGCAGTTCGCGCACAGAAGCCAAAAATTCTGCTTCCGTTTTTGGTGTTCCGCCCAACTGTGCGCCGCGACTGTTCGCCCACCTGTCGAAGTGTTCTAGCGGGCAGGAACATTCAAATTCGTTGTGGCAGTTCACGCGCCACCTCCGCGACCTCCCTACGAGGTAAAGTTTGTTGCCTCGTCCTCGCTTACGCTCCGGCCTTAACCCTGCCTTCTGCGCCCAATACAGCCATTGCTTTGGTAGTTTCATCGTTCACTACCCATGTGGCCCAACAGGGCGTGCTTTGCGCACGCCACAATCGCCGGGTCATTGCTCACCCTAGATACCGTGTCTAGGGCTTCACGCAACTTGGAAATGTTGCGGCACGCCTCATCGCTTGAGCACTCGCATCGGCTCATAGCAAACGCAGCGTCCCGCTCCTTTGTCAGCCTCGCAACCTCGTCGCTGCACCACTCGGCCAAATCATCGCGGCCAGTTGCGCCAAGTTCCATCTCAACGTCAGTCCAATCCATGTCTATTCTCCATAATAGCTAGGATGCCAAACTCTGCGTTAATCACGGCTCCTGCATCCGCTCCCATACTTCGGAAGCTTCCCGCCTGTCGTCAACGTGGGCTTCGCGGTTGAGTCTCCGGCCTTCAAGTTTATTATCTTCCTCGAACCTGGCCCTGAGTGCATCCATTTCCATCTTGTCGAGAACTTCAGCCGCGCGGACTCTGTTGATCCCGTTCATCATCACGAAGAGTGATTCGGAAAACTTTTCTGCGTACTCTTTAGACATTTCTTTCTCCTGTTGTAATGCAGTTAGAGGACCGAGCTAGTCAAAAGGTGGATAACCAGTCCATCCAATCTCGCTGGTTAGACCGCGACTACGCGCCGCGCTAACTCGATCCACTAACTGAACTATCTAAAATTGGCACGGGCTAACAGGGCCGTAAGTCTTGGAAGCCCCGCTTACCTTTGACCATGCCCCCGCGCAACATGGCCGCATCTAGTTACCAGGTAAGACTGTAGGCTGAACCAGAAACATCCTACAGAATGAGCGTGACACAATTGTTTTTCTGCTTCCGCTTCATCAGACGCTTATCAGTGATCGCATGATCTATGGCCTTATAGCGGAGCTAGTACCAGTTGTTGCTTGGTCAATGCGCTGTGCTGATGTTTCATCATTCTACAGAATAAAAAGGGCTTGTCAAGAACTATTTGATGTGATAGCATTCGTTCATGGAAAAATATCTTTACCAAAAGAATGTTAAGAAGCAGGCCGAAGAACGTCGCAAGATGGTTCGCGGCTTACGGTCTATGAAGCCGCCTAAAACGTGGAAGGAGATAGGATTAATTCTTAACGTCTCCCCGCAAAGGGCGAAGCAAATTGGAAACTAACGTCGAACGTAACCGGGACGCGCGGCATCATCGCGCGGCTCCGGTTGACGGAAGTGTTGGGGGTGAGGAATGACAAACGAAGGTGGCGGCATCTACAACCCGTCGCATTGGGCTGACTGCCCGTGCGGCTGCAACAACGACGACTTCACGGTTTGCCAGAGATGCGGCGGCACGATGAAGCCAAGCAAGGCGATTGCTCAGACTTACGGAGGATCGCCGGATTTTGCTGGCGGCCCAGTTGTCACGATGTCGCCAGAAGGGCCGGGGAAACTGATCGACTGCCTCAAGTGCGAACGATGCGGCCACAGCATCACCCCCAACGCAAAAATCAGGGGCTGCGGCGATGAAAGCTGAAAACAAAACGAAGACTGATGAACCGCAGTCCCGCTCGACTGCCGGGTTGGGCGGCGGCACTGATGATGACTGCGAATACGACGACGAGGAATGGGCTTGCACCCATTGTGGCGGAGAAGGCTACCGAGAGGTAGATGACCCAATGTGGGACGACTGCGACGAATTTGGATATGGAACATGCCATAGTTGTCGTGGAACGGGGCTGAGAAAGCACCAGACGGTGTTTTGACGCCCAAACGCCGAATTAACCGGCGACGAGGCCGGCAGGCCGAAGGCGTCCGGTTGAATGACGTGTTATGCAGCCGTGCCGCCAGAACCGACTTTTAACCAAGGAGCAAAACATGAACCTGAAATTTCGCAAGAAGCCCGTAGTGATCGAAGCCTTCAAGATGACCGAAGAACGCAGGGCCAGCAATGCCGATTGGCCGGAATGGATGCACCGCGCTTGGCAACTTGAGCGCGAAACGCCCGGATCGCTGTACCCGACAGAAGCCGGCACCGGCGACGGCACGCTCTCGATTGGCACGCTCGAAGGGCAGCACTTGGTTTCGTGGGGAGACTGGGTAATCCAGGGCGTGAAGGGAGAACTGTACCCGTGCAAGCCTGACATCTTCGAGGCGACGTATGAAGCGGCATAACGCCAAGGTAAGCGGCGTGCCGCCACAGGACTAAAAGGGAGCGATGAAGATGGAACAACTGCAAGCGTTTGACGGAGGCACATGCGGCACGTCCGACTTGACCGACGTGTTAGGTGCCGTACCGCCAGAACCGACTTTTAAGCGGCTGGAGTCTGTGTGGATTGGCAAGGACAATGCTCTGCTTGACGCGATGTTTGAGTTTTACGCGCCGAGGGCGAAGCGGGTGATTGATGTTTGCTGCAACGCTCGCAGGATGTGGAAAGGCAGCGCGACCGGCGCAAAGGTGGCGTACTACGACCGCGACCCGGCGATGCGGCCAGATGTTGTTGCCCACTGGCACGACATGCCTGATGCTGACGGCACGGTGGACGTTCTGGTGTATGACCCGCCGCATCTACCAGACGCAGCGGCAAGCCCTCAGTCTTTGGCACGATACGGCAAGGACTACGGACTCGGTAAGGGCGTGAAGGCGGACAACGTGGGCGAACTGCACGCGCCGTTTTTGGCCGAAGCCAAGCGAGTGCTGAAGCATGACGGGTTGGTTTTCGCCAAGATCAAGGATTACGTCCACAACCACAAATACCAGTGGAACCTTGAACTGTTCAACGCGGCGGTGCGCGAAGCCGGGTTGATGCCGTGTGACCTGATTATCAAGCGCGACCCCTGCGGCGGGAACCTGAAAAGCGGACGGTGGCAACGGGCGCACCACGCCAAGAACACGCACTGTTTTTGGGTTGTGGTACGGAATAGCAAACGGTGCGAACCCAAGGCACCTAACGTAAGTTCTACAGCACCCGTGCTGCATAACCTTTCCATCGACAAACTGTAAGTCTTTGACATTAAATGAATCAGTACAGTAAACAATCCGATAAACCCTGCAAGGAGTTGAAATGGTCACAAAATACCAAATGAAGCGATGGAATCAGCTTCAACGGTTGATCCTGGTCAGGAAGATGCGGGAAAAGTTGATTGCTTCCCTGAAAAAGTAGGCGTATAGTAATTGTGTCGGGCTGGAAATCCGATACGAAACGAGGAAAATAATGCTGCACTACAATCAGTTTTCTTTAGCGTCAGCCGACACCAGATTGATCTGGCGTGGCCTCGTTCGTCTATCATTTGGCCGGGCATTTCTCACCCGGCACGTCGGCTGACCCCAAAGTGAATTGACTATGCACCACTATCCTTTCCATGTAGGGGATTACATACGAGCTACCGCTCACCTTGATCTGATCGAAGATTGCGTTTATCGACGACTGATCGACCTATATATGGAGACAGAACAACCAATACCAAACGAAACCCAGCAGGTTATCCGCAGGTTACGCTTGGGTTCTTCTGGGTTAATTTTGGAGTCAATTCTTACCGAATTCTTCACTCTTGAAGATGATAATTGCTGGCACAATTCGCGCTGCGATGCTGAAATTAAGGCATATAAACGCCTTGCAGAAGTTTCCAGAATCAACGGAAAGCTAGGCGGGAGGCCAAAGAAAACCCAGCAGGTTATTTTAGCTAACCCAGCAGGAACCCAGCAGGAACCCAGTGGGTTGCAACCAAGAACCAAGAACCAAGAACCAAGTTCTTCTATCTCACACGAAAAAATCGTGTTCGACGGTATCAAGTTTCAGAATATAAACGGCCATCTAAAAGCGTGGGAAGCTGCATACCCTGCTTTGAACATTGAAGTTGAACTATCTAAAGCGGCGGCATGGATTCTATCAAATCCTAAGAACACAAAAAAACAGTGGGCAAGATTCATCAATGGTTGGCTATCGAGGGCGCAGGACAAAGCCCCAAGAGTTATCAACTCGCAATCCTCAATCTCGGTTCCCTACATATGATCGAAGGACTTCATCACTTGCTAACGCTTAGAAAAGCAGGGCTTCGTCCGCGAAGCCTGGTTGTATCAATTGAATGCCCCTACAAGCGTCCGAAATACATCAACGACTTTGAGGATATGGAACTTACCGTACATGAGTCGGTGGCCCATGATGATTTCCGGGCTTTCAAGGATATGCAGATAACCCTGTACTCTGGATCGTGGAACCAGCTTTCTGCTGACGTTCTTGAAAAGCTCAAAGGATACGCCGAGGAAATAACTGTGATGTGCGCTGATTACGGGAGTGACATAGGCTATTTCTGGCATCGGGATCATGGAGTAAAAGACTTCGGGGATAAGACGTGGCACACTTCATAAACGACACGATAGATTTCTCTGCCTACCTGAATGAAACAGAGGCGGAACACAAGGTAAGAAGTGCGGTCGAATACAAAGACCTTGTGATTGACTACTTCCACGGGAATGGAATAAATCATGGTAAGTCTCTCCCGTGGTCAAAGGCAGCGGGTAAAATAGGATTCAGGCCGAGCGAGGTCACGCTATGGGGCGGGATGAATGGTCACGGTAAAAGCCTGATACTTGGTCAGGCGTGTCTAGGATTCATCCGGCAGGGGCAGAGGATCATCATAGCTTCTATGGAAATGAAGCCGCACATAACTCTCGCCAGGATGTGCCGACAGGAATACGGGAAGATTCCGAGCGCCGATGCTATTGGGCAGTTTCACACATGGACCGACAAACACCTTTGGCTATATGACCAAGTTGGCGCGGTGAAGTCTCAGACCATGCTTGCCGTTCTAAGGTACTGCGCTGACGTATTGAAGGCCGATCATTTCATTATTGACAGTTTGATGAAATGCGGGATTGGAGAAGATGACTACAACGGCCAAAAGCATTTCCTTGACCAGATATGCTCAATCGGGAGGGATACCGGAATGCACATCCACCTTGTAGCCCATTCGAGGAAGGCAAAGGATGAACTAGCGCCCCCCGGAAAGATGGACGTTAAAGGGACTGGGACGATAACAGACCAAGTCGACAACGTGATTACGGTATGGAGAAACAAGAAGAAGGAAGCCAATAAACTTGCATTGATTGATGAGCCTGATTGCCTGCTGATCTGTGATAAGCAGAGAAATGGGGAATGGGAAGGGAACATAGGGCTTTTCTACTCTCCCGACTTCATGCGGTTTTCAGACGATGTTCAATTTTGAAGTGGGAGCGTAAATCAATGTACGGCGTAATCTCTGACCCCTATCGGATCGGGAAATACTCGGTGAATGGGCATCTTGGCTACCGCCTATGGTTCAACAATGAACTCTTAGCCGAAAAGGGTACATTCGAGGAATGCGCCAAGATCGCGGAAGAACACGAAAAATCATGGCTAAACAATTCTTCAGATTAGCCCATCAACAGGCTAGACAGCTTGCGAAGGACGCCATTGATTCATCTCCTGATGGATACGTTGTGCGCCTATCTGAACCGACTAGAAGCCTAGAACAGTCCGCACGGTTTCATGCCATCGTGGGAGACATAGCCAAGTCAGGGCTTCAATGGGCTGGTAAGCCGAGAACAGCAGCGCAGTGGAAGGTGTTACTTGTTTCTGGTCATGCTATAGCTACAAAAGAAGGAGCAGAGGTAGTGCCTGGATTAGAGTCTGAATTCGTGAACATCCGGGAATCAACTGCGCTGATGAGCAAGAAACGAAGCTCAAGCCTTATCGAGTATGCAACAGCTTTTGCTATATCACACGGTGTGAAATTGGGAGATAACGTTTGACATAACCGGCGCAAGCGGCCTTATCGCTTGCGTCCGGGTTGATGGATGGGTTCGGCGTATGGTAACTAAGGAGATAGAACATGACTTTTTGTGGATCGCAGGGCTTTGCCGGACCGTCCGCATGTGTACTTGAGAAAGGACATGCCGGCAAGCACAAATACGGGGATATTGTTACGGCAGAAGCGGACCAACTGCGACTGGACGCCGAGCGCTACAGGCTACTGCGGCGAGGCCAGCACTGGAGCGTAATCGACGGCATTGGAGACACTCTGCGCTCAGACGATCTTGACGCTGCGATCGATGCCGCGATGAAGACGCCGAACGCATAAGGTAACGCGCCGCGCTTCAGCGCGGTCGCTGTTGACCGCCGTGTTAGAGCGCTGTTTCAACTAGGAGAGAACGATGGGAAGAGAAGTAAGACGAGTTCCGGCCAACTGGCAACACCCGAAGGAACAAGTGCCGGACTGGCGCACGGGCCGCATGGTGGAGCGTTACAAACCGCTGTATCCAGGCCAGCGCTACCAGCCCGCTGTGGACGAATGGGATGAGGAATGCGCCAAGTGGAAGGCCGGATGGCGGCCAGACCACTGCACCGACGCAGAGACTCGCGCCATGACCTACGAGCAGTACAGCGGCCAGCGCCCGCACCGGGATGATTACACGCCGGACTGGCCAGTAGAGCAGCGCACGCACCTGATGATGTACGAGGACACCAGCGAGGGAACGCCGATAAGCCCGGCATTCGCTACACCTGAAGAATTGGCGCGATGGCTGACCGACACGGGGGCCAGCGCATGTGGAGACAGCACGGCAGGCTATGAAGGCTGGCTGCGCGTGGCGCAGGGCGGATGGGCACCGTCACTCGTTGGATTCGTCGGCGGCCCGCTGGTCAATGGCGTTGATGCGCTCTAACGTAAGTTCTACAGCACGGACGCCTGAATATACGGATTCCAAACAAGTCGAAGCGTAATTAAATCAACTTGTTAACCTACTAAAACCCAGGAAACCCTGAGAGGAACTATGAAAGACAAAACACGCAAGATCATGGATGAACTCAACCATGTATTCGTCAAGGACGCTTTGGAGCACGCCCTGAAGATGAAGTATGCTCTGATGCAGATTGTTAATGTATTAGGCCCGGAAGCGCCTAATTGTGAGGGGTGTTCTGTAGAAATCAGGGAAGCATTGAAGATCGCGGATCGCGCAATAAAAAACCTATGAATGCGCAGGCTGATGCCATAATGGGGGTTTTCGGATTAAAGCGGGTCAAGCAGAAAAAATGCCGGAACTGTAAGCAGCTATTTACCCCTGCCAGACCGTTACAGACGGTTTGTTCTCCATCTTGCGCGCAACAATTGATCGACAGCAGGAAGGCAAAAGAACAGGAAAAGCAGGACAAGATCGAGCGCCAGCGGATCAAAGAGCGCAAACTTGAACTAAAGCCCTTGCAATACTGGCTTAAAAAGGCAGAGAAGGCTTGTAATTCGTGGGTACTGGCTAGGGATAGGGAACAGGGCTGTATTTCTTGTGGGAGGTTTGAAGCTCAGGCATTTCATGCGGGCCACCATATATCTGTCGGCGCATCCAGTGCTTTACGGTTTGACCCTGCTAACATCCATAAGCAGTGTAATCAGTGCAACATCCATCTAGGCGGAAATCAAGCCGAGTACGCCATGAGACTACCCGCAAGGATCGGGCAAGAGGAAGCCGACCGACTCAAGAATGCGCCACGGTCAAGGAAGTGGACGCGAGAAGAATGTCAACAGATCGAGGCTGAGTACAAAGCCAAGCTGAAAGCATTGTCAAGCAACTAGTTGACAATCAGTAGCAACGTTTTGAGAGAAGGGGTTAGGGGATGAGAGCTAATCCCCTGTTGTTCGGGAGGGTTGCAGCCTTAGCAAAAACCCGATATTTGTCAGTATATATCTACTTTTTTATCGAAATCCTGTTAGTCAGTGCTTACTATCGTGATATTGATTGCGATAGCTAGGATTTATGCGGCTGGATGCTGGCGAAAAAGGTATTGACAAGCGCTGGCTCGGCTTTATGTGAGAGTGATTACTTACATACAGTTGTTGTCATATCGGAATCAATTGCTGCACAATGGTATTGATGTAAGTGAGTGCTAACATACATGCTTAAGTGATAGACAAAAAAAGACCCGGCGAGAAACTCAAACCGGGTCAAAAGCGGCATTTCAGCCGCTAGGGGGAGACTGTATTTTACCCTAGAAACATCCTCACGCAATAGCCGAATATGGCGCCAAGCGCGAAGGCATAGGCAGAAACAATAAGCTGGCCGTTGATTGTCATTTATCGATCCTTTCGGTTAGTTTAATCTGCATCAATTCCCATGCTGCGCCAGGCATCTTAGCCTTGCCTCGTTCCTGATCGTTATATGTCCGTAGCGCCATATGCAGCAGCTTGGCGGTTTCGGCTTGAGTTAGGCCGAGCAAAGCCCGTACATCGCGGATTTGTTGATGGGTAGGAGTCATTGGGGTTTACGGGTAGGAAACCAGAAGAACGACCTATGCGTAATCCGGTCAGAGAATGGGCGAGCCATCTCGAAAGCTTCACAGATAGCCTTACCCTGGGCAATGATGTGGTGAGAGTAGGGGATCATGGCTTAGTCACCGTATCACCAGCGCCGACTATGTAGCGCAAATTGCTTTCCGCCCTAATAAGTCGGCAAGTTGAGCCAACAGCTTTCGGGTCTAATGCTGCGTCATATGCGGCCAAGTATTCGATTACAACAGTTCCAAATTCTCGGATAGTGCTGCGCAGGTTATCAATCAAATCTGCTGCATCCACGTCATATGTTCCTGAAATATGCGACCCGCTGTTGTTTCTCAGCTTTTCAACAATGTCCATTGTCCCCACCTTTAGAATTGATATATTCCATGTTCTTTATCGGCGTGAAACCCATAAACACGCGGACTAATCTCGATCCGTTCGCGCATCTGTCCGAATACTTCAATTGGAGAATCAAGAGTTACCCCAAAAATTACGTTTCTTCCATCTGGAGTTGGGCGAGTGTTATTGTTTATAACTCCCGTAAAAGCCTTACCGCAATAGAACCCGGTAACTTTCTGTCCTTGCTTCCAATAGCTATCCGCTGTCATTTCAATGCAAGCACTCACGATGAACGCTCACTTTCTGCCAGTATCCTGGCCAATGTCAGAATCGAAGGATTCACCCCAAATCGGGCCGCTATCTGGTTCCCAGCTTCCCGGCCAAGGGAAGGCCACAGACGGGCGATATTGGCGGCGATGCGGGCTTGTTTGCATATGTTCATGTTTTACCCCTTAGAACGCGGAACAGTAGAGAATCTGGCCGTTACAGTCTTCGTCGATTACCGTAGTATTGTCGTTTAGGTAGTCGAGAACAGCTTCCCGCGCTTCGTCATCGTCCATGCCTTCGATGTCGATGCTGTAGCTGCTGGCGATGTCCTCAACGCTGTCGACGCTGTAATCGCAACAGAGCGCGATTACGTCAAGCTCGATTTCTTCGCCGGTATCCTGTTCCATCTGTTCCATGTAATCGAACAGGCTACAGAGCGCGTCATAACCGAATTGCTCATAACGGTCATAACGGCGGAATGCGTCAATAAAAGCGGATTGGCTGATTGTGGTTTTCATGATCTTACCCCTATAGAATTGATGGTCTAAACGCCACCGGAAAGCCCCTAAGGGCTTTACGCTAGGGTCTAGCTGATGTATGCAGCCAATTCTCGCGCATCGGATTCTGTTTTGCGCCAATATGTGCAGCCGCATGAGACTACGCACCATTTGCCAACGTCGCGACGGGTGTTGCCGTTATAGCCAACATCGTATTCAGTGACTTGAAAGACTGTAACCCTCATGATTAAATCCCCTATCTAGTCAGACTGCTATGGTTAGTCGGAAATCGTATCAAACGTGCCGCTATCGTGGTCAAAGTAGATAGCCTGCTCGATTACTAGTTGATTGATGGCTAGAGGAATCATTCCCGCATAAGCCTGCTCTTTGCACTCGCTTATAATATCCAGCACGCAGCACGGACCCATCGAGTTCAGCAAGTCAAGAATGGTCTGTCTTGTAGCTTGTAGCTGTTTTGATCTGTCGGTCATGATTGATTCTCCTGTTTGTCTTGCCCTATTACATGCACTCACCGTGCCAGATATTGAAATACAATAGAATCAACTAGTTAGCAGAATGCCCACTAAGACGACGTGACGTAAATGATCACATGAAAAGCGCAGAATCCGCGCTTATCAATGACTTAGCTAATGTGCCGCGATTGGTATCGAAGTGACGAAAAAGGGCACATTTGAGAATTGGCAGGCTATTGACAAGATGAAATTGATAGGTAGAATCTAAGGCATGGGACAAAGGCTGTATTTAGTTGATGTCAAGGCCGCTGAAGCTGCGCGGGATCGGCAATTACACGAAGCCGACAAGAAGCGCCGCCGCCAATGGGCAATCGATCAGGCAAAGCAGGTAAAGAAAGGCCTGCCAAAGCTTCCAAAGAAACCCAAGGCGAAGAGGGCGAAGGAACCAAAGAATTACCGCCGGGCAATCATTCCATACCGGCCTGGTCTGGGTAGTAAGTTTTACGATACGCAAGAATGGCAGATTCTTCGCTACAAGGCCTACAAGCTGTACGGCAAAACTTGCCATTGCTGCGGCGCGACGAATACAGAATTGCACGTGGATCACATCAAACCAAGGTCAAAGTATCCGCACTTGGAGCTAGACCTGAACAACCTGCAAATACTGTGCAGGGAATGCAACCTAGGAAAAGGCAATACAGACTCAATTGATTGGCGCACCAGCGGGACCATAGCTCAGTCCGCGTAAGCATAAACAGGGCAAGAATGCGAAAGCAAAGCAGCCCAAGGCCGCAACACAAAGGCACAAGACAGGCTAGACCTGATTGTATAAACGCCGCGCCGCTAAGATCAATTAAATCGTTCGCCCTCATGGCGAGCGTGGTTCTATGGGATAACACAACATGCCTAACGTATCAGTTCCAATAGCTCAACTGCACCGCGACGAAATTATTCACCGTATCAGCCACGGCGAAACCGCCGCCTCAATCGCAAAGGAACTAGGCTGCCACAAGTCCCAAATCACTCGCGGCCTTAAAGACGATCCCGAATACCTAGAAGCACAGATCGAGTACCACGCAACACGTTTAGACCAAGCCGAACAGATGATCTTGGAGGCTGCCACTCATGAAGACGCAACCTCGCGCGCTCAAAGAGCATCAGCAGCATCCGCACTATGGAAGGCCTACGCTTGGAGAGCAGAGAGGGAGCAGCGCCGCATCTGGGGGCAGCAGGAAGCTCCAACATCCTTTGGGTTCGGCGGGATCACCATCAACAT